CCCATACCGAGGATTTTCAGCTTAGCGATGGCCAGATCCTCTTCGTTATCCTTGGCGAATTTCTTTTGGTCGGTGGCAGCAGCCTCAACCTTGGTCATTTCCATTAGGACATCGAGCAACCCCTTATTCGCGCTGATCCCATTGACGGTAGCCTTGATGTTTTCAGCCACCTTTTCATTCATTTCCTTCATGTTGTCAGAAGCGAAGTAAAGGGCGGTACCGATCGCCACTACTACAGCCGCAAGGATGGCCCAAGGCCCGCCAACTGCAGCAACAGCAGTCCGAAGAATATTCATAGCAGCAGTAGCAGAAGAGGCTGCAACAACAACAGTCCCAAGGGTGGCATCCATCACCACAGTAGCCGCAACAGCCGCAGCCCAAGCAGTCCGCAACGCCATGATCATTGGGATGAGGGTGTTTATGATGCTGAGGGTAGCATATGCCGCAACGAGGGCGATGATGGCACCCTTGTGGTCCACCACAAACTGAGTGACACCCACCACAGCCCTCGCCAGTTTAGCAAAGGAATCCTGCCATTCCTTGAAGTTCCCGGATGCCCGAGCCATGGCCATATTCTGGGCCATTTCAGCGAACATGTCGTTTAGGGCCTGGGCGATCACCACCAAAGCGGGGGAGAAGATAGCACCCATGGCAGTACGAAGATCCTGGGCGTAGCGTTCCATCGACCGGAACTGCTTTCCCACAGTACCCATGGCCGCGTCGTAAGCACCCGCCAGCTTCTCGGCGTACTCCAGGACGATATTGGTGCGGGCCTGAACCTTCTCGTAATCCGTGAGAGTAGCAGCAGTCTTCCCAATCTCATTGGCCATCCGCTTGTACGACTCTTGGAAGGTGGCCATAATACCCATGGAGTGGAGCAAACGAACCTGTCCGGTCTGAATGCCCTGCACCATCTTGTTGAAAGCGTCGGACGAGTTCAGATTGTTGATGACTGCAATGTTCTGCGCGGCCTGACCCAACCGGACCGCTTTGTCCAGATCCACATTCGCGGCGACCAACTTGACGATGGATTCACGAGAAGCCAATGCCGTGATGCCCGTAGCCTTCAAAGCGTTCTCGTACTTGTCGAGGTCTGTAAGGCTGTACCCAGCCGTGGTGCCCACGGTATTCATGGCCACACCTAGCGTTTCGTATCGGGCGGCAAGCATCGCCGTATCTTTTGCATACTCGATTGCTTTCCAACTTGCAAAGGCCACACCCACTCGGAGAAGTACATCCGAGAGGCTGTTCATGGCCCCCTCTACGGAACTGGATACCGAGTTAAGTGCCTGGAGGTTATCCTTGGCAGTTTTAGCATCGGTGCTATCGATCGCAACTTTAAGACTGGCAATATCAGCTGCCACGCTCAACCCCATGTTCTAGAAAAACCAAATCCAGAGCCTTGATCAGGGCGACCTCCCAGGGTTCCAGGTGGTCCCCCATTAGGGTATCATAAGCCAGTATCTCGACATAAGTAAGTGGGGAGGGCACACCATAATTCGCCCCCCGTGTCTGCTGTAATGCCGTGAAAGCCCGCCAGAGGTGAATCGCCGGTGGTGGGAAAGGTGGCGTCTTTAAGGCCGGGACATCAACACCCATTCCGGATACCATGAGAAGGTGGTTCCGGACCTTGATGCCATCCGAACCCACCTTCTCAAGTTGAAACCACTTCTTTGCCCACTCGGTGAGTTCGTCCTCTAGCGGACCGCAAAAAGCGAACGGTCACCAATGTTCCGGTCCAGAACCTCCCGCACGTAGGGGGATTCCTTCATCAGATCCTTGAGGGCGTCGGTCGAAAAGGGAATTTCGGTGTCGTCCTCGTTGACGAGGCCCTTCCAGGTCTTGACGCAAGCCACGATCAGTTCCGTGGCGTTGTTCTCGATCATTTCGGGGGACATCCGAAAGGTCCCGGTGGTGTTGGCCGCACGAATGGCCCTTTCCCGCTGCTCGGATTCGACCTTGCGGTACTGGTCCGAATCTTTTCCTAGGATCGTGATGACGAACCCGGTGGGAATCCCGTCGATCGGGTTCGGGATGTCAACATCCACCCCCCGATTCGCGGAAACTTTGGTATTGAAAGAACCAAGCTTAGCCATCAGCACTCCTAGGTGCGGGTCACCACGATATTTGAGGAAGTGGTGGGGTCATAAAGGGCCGTGAAGGGGAGACTCTGGGTCATCGCGTCCTCATTCGTGACATCCATCTTCCCTGCGGTGTATTTGACATTGGGGAGTTTGAAGCTGTACTGCCCAACCGTGCCATCGGCCAACACGAACTCCAGGTAGGAATTGGTGTCATTGACGAACTTGTTGTAAAGGGTGACATCGGGGATGTAAGCGGTGAGAGTGCCGGTGATCTTGCTACGGCCCCAATTGACGCCAGCACCCTTGTTGGATCCGATGACTTCCAAGATTTTCCCCTGGTTGTCGAGGGTGAAGTCCACACCGGTCACATAGGCCAGGGTGGCACCGGCATCCTTGATGAGGGCCAACGCGCTGTTTCCATCGATGGTCTTCGTGGTCAAGGCCGGATCGGGGGTGGCATCCATCGGGGTAGCCGAAACCACCTCGTCCATGCCGAGGATAGAATACTTCATCTTGGCGATGGCGTTCGGCTTGACCGAGAAGTTCATCTTGTCAACATAGCACCCCTTGAACAGGCGGTACTGCGTGATGTTCTTCAGGCCGACCTCAATCGAAAACGACCGAGCGGTGGTACCGGACTTGAGGGAGCCCGCGAAGGACTCGATCATCTTGTTGGTCGCAGCAACTTCGTCCACCAAAGTAGCAGTAGTGGTGGCATCAAGAATGAGGGTCAGGGCGGCAACCGTGGTGATCTTGAAGATGCCGTTGTTTCCGGAGTTGGTGAACCCGGAGAAGAAGACCCAATCGCCGTTGGAGAAAGTGTCCGTCACGAACGAACCAGCAGACCGGGTGATGGTGCGGGTAGAAGCTGTGACCGCCAGGGTGGGGTTCCCGGCGAGGACCCTGGTGGGCACCCAAGTGCCACCACAAGCCGCTTCGATCAGATCATCGGAGGTGCCCGCGCTGAACTCGGCGTCGATGTCGCCCTGGATTCGCCGCATCCCGGAACGGACATCGGAAATCATGCGATCCGAACGGAGTTCAGCCGACTCGATGAGATTGCGTTCCATCCCCAGGGTCACCGAGGTGCACCGGAGGACCGACGCAACGGGGGTGACCGGGGTAGTACCCGGGGTGACTTCCGGAACGATTGACACCTGAATTTGCGAACCAGTTGCGTAGGCCATGGGAGGCTCCTCTTATTGCTGTTTTCTGAGTGACCAATAGATGCTCACAGGGACAGTATACCACACCGGATCTTCGGAGGAAACCCCCCTGGATACAGACATGATTGACAACTGACTTCCTGATATGTCAAATTGCATTCCGTTGTCGAACCCGGCTTCAACTCTTGAGAGCATACCCTCCGAGGACCCAGGTCCGGAATTGGCTTGAGTCATCACATCGACCTGTACTATTCCCTGGTAGAGAATCTGTTTGGACCCCAGCGCGGAGGACCGGCGAGGGCCCCTCAGATGGGACAGCTTCGCGTAAGGAACCCCATTGGTTGACTGGTAAGCGATGTTTTCCAGCTTGAGATAGGTGGGGGATAAAGCCTGAGCGATGGTGTCTTCGAAGAACTTCTCAATTAACGCGTACATTGGATAACCCCTTAGCTATTTTATCCACAATGGGCTGGAATTCAAACACGGCCACCCGAGCCATACCAGAAGGTGCCTGTCGTGAAGTGCCATATTCAAGATCCATCGCGTACGGCGTGTTGTTGATGATTCGAACAATACCACCAGCTTTTATTTCTTTTACCGCATTTTGGGCATAAGGGAAAGTGAAAGTCCCACCCGGATCAAATTTGTATGGGTCAAAATCAGTAAGACTCTCACCAGATGGGCTAATGATATAATTGCCCCGAGTTCTGCCTGTATCCACAGGGGTTTTATCGGCGATCATCACTACCATCTGAACCGTTACTTCTTGCACAAGGACATCAAACCTCTGGTCATAAGCCGAGAGGATACGATTCATGTCCATTGTAAAACGAACCATCAAGTCCCCCGAGAACGAGAGTCGTTGCGTTTGCCATATCGCATGAGCATTCGCCACATCACCACTTCACCAACCTTGTAAAAAATCGGTCTGCGAGTGATAACATCATAAGTTTCCCCCATCAGAGTGATCGAATCACCCTTTTCAGGGACACCCCAAGGATAACAGTTGTGGGTGGAAATGATCAGGTCACCAGACTCGATCAAATCAGGACCAAAAATCTCCCCGAGTGCCACAAGGGAAGTAGAATCGATGATGACTTTCATTTGGTGAGTGGCAGAATCCGTGAAGTTGATCCTGGTGGCAGCATCGTAAACGGGTTCCCCCCGCTTTTCGATAGTTGCGGTGGCCCCCACCTTTTCAATTTTCTTCTGGATGGCTTTGGCCTTTGACATGTTATAGCCCCGTGGTCACACGGATCTGGAAACCGGACAGTCCACCATTGAGATACCAAGAAATGTAATCAACCACTCCCGGTGGATATTTGTTGTAGCGGAGTTTCCTCTCTCCGATGGGTCCGATCTGGCTGGTATCGGCCTGGATAACATCAAAACCGGCAAGCCGGTCCTCCTTGACCATGAAGAGAGCCATTTCGCAAAGCCCCTTCTTGATTTCTTCAGGCAGGATGGCCGCATCACTGACATTCCCATCACGATCCTTCAGATTCCGACGAGGCCAGCGGAGGGGCCCGGGGTCCAGCGTTTTATCGCGTGTCCCAAGCCATTTGAAGGTTTCGAAGAGATTAGTGGCCCAAATGAGGGTCTGCTTCTTCACTTCCGGGTCTGCAATGGCAGTCCAATCCTCGCTGAAACCACGAGTGGTCATGTAGGTATCAGCATAAGCAACATCACAGTACGCATTGGCACCAGCTTGTGACAGATCGGCAACCAAAGTGATCGTCATACCACCCTCGATGAAGAAAGGGGCCCGAACCAGGATTGCTGGCCGGGCCCCTAATCAATAGAACAAATTTACTCGGCCTTCTTCTCGGCCAGGAGAGCAACAAGCTTCTCCGTGGGAGCGGAAGCGTAGAACTCGACGCCGAGGTCGGTCAGTTCCTGCTTGATGGCGGCACGATCCAGTTCGGCGGGCACTCCAGGAACAACCTCTTCGTAGCTGTAGGAGCCACTGGCGACCATTTCCTTGGCATCCACACTAAAAGCTTCAGTGGGTTCGCCGGTTTCTTTGTTGTAGACGACGGTCTTCTCGTTGGCCATGTTCATGTCCTCTTGGTTGTGGTCCGAAGGGCGGGCCCCCGAAGGGGCCCGTTCCTATCAGTCCTTGGTCATGAAGGCGAAGAGGGTGAAGTTGGGGGTGGTGCCGCCGAGGACGGTGCTCAGGCGAACCTGATTGTTGGCCTGGGTAGCGGAGGGGGCGAGGATGTTGCGGGCCCCGAGGCCAGTCCAGGACAATTCGTACCGGCCAGCAGCAATCAGGGCCTGACAGGAGGCCACGGTCTTCCAGGTGGTGCCACCGTCGTTGGTGACCTGGATGCTGGGAACGCAGGTGGGGGTGGTGCCGGTCACGGCGGTGACATCAATCACCACAGTGACATCCTCGATACTCGCGTATTCGAAGACAACGCCGGTGGAGTTGGTGCTGGTAGACTGGAGGGCCGAAGCCGCCAGTTCCAGGGACTTGTCGAAAATCTTCTGACTCGACATGTTGTTCATCCTTTCGGGATTTGAGGGTTCGGGAGAAGGTGCGGGGCCCCCGTTAAGGGGCCCCTAGCCATTAGGCGACGACAGCCGCATCCTTGATGCCGTTCAGACGGGCAGCGGCACGACCGTTGTAGATCGCGATGCCGTTGTACCATTCCACGCGGGTCCGGAGAGCGGGCTTGGTCTGCAG